TCAACACTTTTCGCAAAGATTATTCGACATTTTATGGGGTTGTGGAAAACTCCCCCTACAATCAGAGGTCGGAGCTGTCACCACGCTGCCGATTGATAAGCTCATTGACCGCAAACAGAGCATAGGCGTCAGCGTAGTATATGCTCGATTGGCGACGAGCGGTGGCCTTTCGCGGAGATATCAGCGAAGCGATCCTCCAGACCAGCCGGTCGCGCCGGCAAGCGTGAGCCAGCCGAGACTTGGCTATCATCAGCAGTTCCTCGTCGGTTTTGCTTTTCAATCCTTGCCAGCCACGAGCGACCAGAACGCGGCCGACATTTTCAGTTTTTCTAAACAGCGACATAGTCCTCCTCGTAGCATTCATCAAAGCCAGAGTAGCCGTAGTATTCGTTATAAGCCGTCATGGCATCTTCATCGATTAGGCCGCCGCAGCATTCGCAGACGCGAAACGGAAACTCGACATCGTGATTTATTGCGCGAGCCGGCGACATCAACAGAAAGTCACACAAGCACTCGTGTGGCGGATTGA